CTCTATCACATGGATAACCGCATCTTCAGCATTCCACCAGATCATTCCACCTGTATCGTGGACAGGGTCATGGTACTGAGCTATTAATTGTTCCTTAGGATCATCAGTAAATTTAAGAAGCAAACCTTCTGTTTTTTGACATAATATAGGTTTCTGTGTTCCAAAGTATTCTGGGGTTTTATTTGGTTCAGGTTTTTTATTCTCATCTTGTTGTGCATGACTAGTTGAGCAAGCTGCAAGTAGCATAACTACCCCTACAGCAAAATTCCTAAACATCGTATTTCTCCTTATAAAGGCTTCGGTACTCCTGGAATAGGTGAATGTAGTCGTCTCGTTTCTCAACAAACAGCTGTGGCTCGTCTTGTTCAACAGCAATAATTGTTACGAGGCGATTGATTGGTATCTTTGTTCGTTCTTCAAACATAACAGCATATGCTGATTCTTGCATGAAGTAATTACTAATCCACTTACGTAATTTTCTTTTGCTAGCAGTCTTAAAATCTATGATTGCTGGCTTCCCATTGAACTTACCAATCAGGTCCACCCTACCCGCAGTCTTTAAATAATCGCTATACAAAGGACATTCAATAGCATAGACGTCTTCAAGGTAGTGGTCTAGTATTGGTTTAATCTGCTTGAACATAAACAGATTGTTTGGTTGTACTTTAGTAAAGTCTAAGTCTTTATTGGCAACATAATCTTCACAGAGCTTATGAACCTTAGTACCACGAGAGGAAGCCTGACGACTAATCTTATTAGCAGCTTCGTCACCTACCCTCTTTCGCCATTTCATAATACCGTCTTTTGTGGCTAACCCACAAACAGTAGTTACGGAAGGATACTTATTACCATCAGGTGTAACGTAATATCTACTCCCATTCTCATTTGATGTTTTCATCTCATCAAAGTCGATAAGAGTATGCTTAAACATAACCTGCTTCGGTTTTGCCTATAATATATTCTTTCACAATACCAGACCTCACAATATCTTCAATACCAAATTCAAAATGTGTAAACGATTCTATATTATTTAGTATTTTCAAAAACTGCTTTAAGCCAGCTCGTTCGTCACTTGACCTGAGGTCGGTTTGTCTGTAATCACCACAAAGAATAATTCTGCAGTTGGGACCAACTCTTGTTATAACACTATCCAGTTCATGGAAGTTCATATTGTTAATTTCATCAACGAGTATGATACTATTACGGAACGTAGTTCCTCTAATGAAGCTCGTTGATACAAATTCAACATAATTCTTCTGGGTTAGAATCTCATATGCATCACCTCTACCATATAACTCAGAGCATATCTGCCTATAAGGATCCTCATAAACTTGAATCTTTTGTCTTGAATTACCTGGTAAGAAACCTATATCTCTAGTAGGTACAGCTGATCTTATGATGTGCAGCTTCTCATATACACCATCCTGTATCTCACCAAGTGCTAAGTATGTAGATAGAAAGGTCTTGCCTGTTCCAGCTAATCCATGTAATACTAGATGATTGCCATTGTCATACGCATCAATGACTTGCTGTTGAGTAGATGTGAGGTTAAATTTTGATTCTAAGTCTATTAACCTAAATTTAGAGCTCACTCTATTACTTTCATCTAGTAGACCCTGTTGTCTTAATACACGCTTTTGTCGTTTAGTTAATCTAGTTGAACGCGCCATCAAACGTCTATTGTATTCCCTGCACCAGAACCTTTCTTGATTGTCTTTAACATATCAGTCCAGCCTCCATCTTTTTTTATTCCTCCAACCCCTGACACAATAGCAGGGGCTCTAAATTCTCTACGGAGATGTTTGTTGTTATTGAGAAGCTCTTCTAGTTCAGAGTACTTCATGCTCACATCATACGTCTCATTTGTTTTTGTATTTGTTACCGTATATGTTGGCATTAATATTTTTCTTCTTCTTCTAGTTCAATTATGTATTTGAGATCTTTTGATCTAAGAGCATTTTTGATCTTTCGTTGTTTCTTTCTACTATTATCACGCTCCCTGTTTTTCTTATCTGAATAAAATTCTTCATCTTCGTCTTCAAACATTTCATACTTGTGGCGGGACATTTTACTGCTCCTGTGTTCCTATGTAACTTGAATTTGTGGGAATGCTTTCTGAACTACGTTTGAGCTCACGCCCTTGATAGCTCCTTTTTTCATTTCCAATACTAACTTAGCATCCTTTGGTGCTATGGTTTCAAGCAGTCTTATGAATACAACCTCACGCTTAGCGGGTTGAACATCTTCTAAGACATTACCATCTACAGATATAAAGTACTTCATCATACGCATCTGTCCAATAAGAGCACCTTCAAGGTCAGTGCCATCACCTTCCTCGTTTGTTCCTTCTGCAGGAACGTACGGAGGATCACCTTCTGGCAGTAGCCATTTGATTGAAGGGTTGTATGTTAGCTGGAGCAGATCAATTAATGCAGTAGATTCATTCTGTTGAAGAATGTCAGCTTTGATCTTTACGTTTTTGGATTTTCGCACTTCATCTACAATCTCGTAGAGTGCTTTAGTATAAGCCATTAGAAGTCACCTATGTTCTCGATTAAATTTTTAAGTTTCTTTTCCACAAAATAATTAAACAATCCGGCACGATGGTTAATCGATGGGATACTATACTCTTGTTTTATCTTCTCCTTAATATCCTCTGGAACTAAGGACAAGTCAACAAGTCTTCTGTTTCGATTCCAATTGGCTTTGCAATATTGTAGTCGATCTTCAAAAGAGTGTTCGACATCATCAATTTTCATCTCAACAATTGTATTTAGAAATTTGGATCTTAGAGGTTTTTGTCTACCATTAATGAAGCAATCATCTTTTGATAGTATATTAGGTACACCATCACCTCTATCACCCTTAGTAATATGCTCCATGAGATACTTACCAGGATCATCATGTTTGATCCAACGTTTCCTTACAGGGTCATATTGTACAACATTCTCATACTCATGTAGTTGAATGAAGTCTTTATCACCAGACAGAATCAGTATCATCTCTGATCCATTAAGTAGATGAGACCCTTCTTGATGGCAGATAGTAGCAATAATGTCATCAGCCTCACACGTATCAATCTGCATTACCTTGTATGGGAAATGCTCTTTGAGCTCATCCCTGATAGCATTGAGGCAGTTGAAGATAGAGCTCCAATCCAACTCAGATTGAGACCTATACTTCTTCCTGTTTGCTTTGTAGTAAGGAAAGATACGCTTACGCCAATAGTTCTTATCGTCGCAGCAGATAACAAGTTCACCATAGTCACCAGCAAACTTATTTCTATATCCACGTAGAGAGTTTAGTACCATGTGTCTCACAAGGTCTTCTTGAACTTCTACGTTATGGTGAGATCCAATTTGTGCCATCAGGTTTGAGATCATCACCTGGTTCATGTCAACAAGTATCATAATATCCTCACGGGTTATACGTCTTCGTATTCCTCATCATCGTCAAAGTTAATGTCTGAATCTTTTAAGTTAATAATGTTCTGTGCAAACTCTTGAAGTGGATGTTTCATGCCCATTGACCTGCACATAGACGACTTTATAGCCTCACTAATCAAAACTAAATCATATTTTATCTGTGCATCACCCTGTAGATCAAACCCATGTGTTTCTAGTGTTCTGAATACATCAAATGCAAAATCTACTGCGTGAGTTGAGATAAATTTTTGTCGAATTAAACTTGCGTGAGACTTTAGCTCATCCTCAGATTGAGGAGGGTGTAGTTTAGTCTTTTTTGGGAACGCAATTACATTTGACATATAAGACCCCTTGTTGTTCTTAATTATTTAGGTTTTCTTTTACGTCTGGTTTTCTTTTTCACCTTGGGTTTGGTCTCTTCAACTTCGGGTATACCATAGTATTCTTCATGCATCTCGGCTGTCCACAAACCAACATCAGGATACATAGTACCAATTTCACGTTTGATCATACCCTTATATGGATCAGCTGGATGCCAGTGATATGCATTAACACGGACTATCTTAGCCATCTTACCTTCCATATTCTCACCCCATCTG